AATGGAATTGATTTTTTAACTAAACTTACTGGTTGGGCAATTTGGAAACAAACTTCTTATAATAGAAACTTTAGAAAAAATTATGCTGGAATAGGAATGACTTATGATGAAAATAGAGATGCTTTTATTGAACCTAAACCTTTCAATAGTTGGATTTTAAATGAAGATACTTGTCGTTGGGAAGCACCAGTTGCTAAACCTGATGATGGTCAAAGATATATTTGGAATGAAACTAATCAAGTTTGGGATTTAATAGAATAATTTTTAATAACAAAGGAGTAAACTATGTTTGATAATTGGTTAAAATCTTGGGAAGATTTATTCACTTATGACAACTGGAAAAAAGAAGCTGTCAAATGGAATAAAAAAGTTACTAAGTTTTGGGAAGACGCATACAAAGATATTTTTAAGAAATAATATTAAACTAATTTCTTAATCCAATTACCTTTTTCATTAAGCACAAGCGGCAACAATCGTGGTATGCCGTCTATAATAATACCACATCCTAATATAAATCTTGTTTTAAAATTTTTTGCGTAATGAAAAGCTAGTGACTTTTGATTTATGAGGCATCCTACATTCATACCAAAAAATAGATTGTCTGGATTAGCCCACCAAGATATTAAAAACTTAGTATGGTAGTGGCCTTGTACAGCAGACATACCCATTGTTTGTGATACCTTTAATATGTCAGCAGATCTACCGTGAGTAAAGAAACATCTTTGTCCATTAGACATTGTAATAGTTAAATCATCAATCCATTGCCATTTCTTAGTACCTAAAAACTCACCATAATCTTTAAGAAACTCTTTAGACATTCCAAACTTTAATGCTCGTCTATACACTAAACTACTATGATTACTTTCTACCTCAATCATTTTAGGAAAGATGCTTTCTAATTCTCTAATATACTTACGTGCTACTCTTAATTCATCACCAGCAGAATATAAATCTGGATCGTGAGAATGCATAGATATAGCGTGGAAGTCTAATAGATCACCAATGTTTACTACAAAGTCTGGATTGTATTCTTTCTTAATTTCTTTTAAAAAATCAAAAGCGTCTTTATGATGATACGGGATGTGAAGATCACTAATAACTAATATTCTTTTGTGGGTCATAATGAATAGCGGGTGAACCGTCTATATATTCCTCTAGGTTTTTAATTTTATCTTTTAGATCTATGTATTCTACAACACCATTAGTAATATGTACTTCTTTTAATATTGGTGTTTCTTCTTTGTTCTCGTAGTTTACAATAATATCTTCAAGAATAATCACATACAATCTATACAGGAAATCATTATAGATTGCAACTTTTCATTACCTGTGCAAGTGAGTTAGCACGTGAAGGAGTTTGCTTTGCCCAACGACTATCAAGCATTTGTATTGATGCTTCATTGTAATCTTGTTCTTGTAATGCAGACCACATTTTTTTAAATTTAGATACACCACCAACACCAAGTTGGAATACCATCTCAATTAAGACACATTTGGCATTGAATAATAATTCTGCTATATTGTTGTCATTAATTAATTTTTCAGTATGTGCTTTTGCTGTTTGAAAATCTGCCTCAAATTGTGCATCTAATTCAGATTTAGGATATTCAATATCTTCTTTGTAATGATCTTCTGGAGTAACTAAATGCCCGTATCCTATTGTGGCAAAACCTAGACTATCCTTGTAAATGGTATTTCTGTATCCTTCGTGTTCTTTAATACGTTCTTTTAATTCGTTATATTCCATTATGCTTTGTTTTTATTAGCAAAGTTTTGAGCCGCTTCTTTGCTTCCAAAGCCCCATTTTTTTAACGCTAAAGCTAATCTAGTAGGTTTACCATTCTTGTCTTTCATTGGCCCATCCATACCGCCAAAACGAGCCGCAAATGATATACGTCTAGCATTAGTACCAGATGATAAAGGCGCTTTTAAATTAGATCCTTCTGTTCTTTTAAAGTAATCTCTACCTGCTTGGTTTAATCCGCCTTCTTCGTTTTGGTATTTCTTAGCTACCATTGTTACATTCCAAATTTAGGAAACCCAGCTTTTGCTTTAGCATATTGTTTAGGGTCAACTGTTGATTTAGATTTAGGATTTGATGTGCCTTTTTTTTTGGCTCTATTCATATAATAATACAAACCTTTTTTTGCTACTTTACCAGACTTTGTTTTATGATAACCTTCTTTCATATTATTTTCTTTTGATTAGATCTGTTGCTTTAAGACCGTACACACTCGCAATTACTCCCACGAAAATTGTTTGATACCAAAATGGAAGATCAGAAAAATACTCAAAAAATAATTTCATCTTTTCCATATGTGCTGGATTATCTGACCATACAGCAAATCCTAACATTACTATCGGTACTGATAATAAGATTAAAATGAATTCGTCTTTCCAATCAGACTTTTGATTTTCAAGAATAGTACCTTGATACTCAATTTCACCTTTAGCCATACGTAACGCAGTTTGTAATTTTGCATCCGAGATAGCTTTTTTCGTTCTTTGATTGTTAGCATATACATCCGCCCCTGTTTTGAAAGCCATTGTTAATAGATTTAGCCACACTTTAATTACCCCAAAATCTAAAATCCTTAAAAATTGTAAAGAACATAGCCACTAATGCACCAATTACAAATACAGCTTTAATACCACCTGTACCCATAGCCATTTGTTTTTTTAATTCTTCTATGTCTTTAGAATTTTTATTGACTATCTGTTTAATTTCATCAAGTTTATAAGCAATAACATTATGAGATATGTTAGCAGTTTGAGTTCTTTTGATGGATCTTCTCTTAGGCATCTTGTACCTCATCACACCAGAACGCAATAACTGTTCTAAACTTATCTAAATCTTTTTCTTTATAATCACTCATAATTTTATAGCTTTCTTGATAACCACTTATAGCACATTCTTTATATGAATTGTAGTGTAAATTGTTGGTTATTGGCGGCGAACATACGTTAATTACGGTGTGGCATATCTGTAAAACAAGCATAAATTTAATCATATTTTATCCTGTATTTGTAATACTCTATGTGAACCTGTTTGCGCCACGCCCACAAACTCATAGTACGAGCATACTTCCCAATCTTCTGATAAACCTTTACCAAGATTTGATCTGATAATGACTTCTTCTGCGTATTGTTCATTATACCCATCCTCCTGTAAAGTACCTTCGTTTATCATTTGATAAAATTTTTTAATGTTAATTTTTCCATAACCTATATTTTAACAGATTAGGAAGTTAATAGGAATAAATTAATTAATTGAGTTTTGTTAAGAGAGATTTAATTTTTTCTAAATAAACAATGGCATCCCAAAGTTCTTCTTGTGTGTCATCAATCCATTTGTGTAATGGTTTTGTAGCTTGAACCATTGTTACTCTATAGTTTGTAATTCCCTCATCAGACCGTTTAGAAAATTTTTGTAAAAGTTCCTGTATCATAGGATCTTTAGTCATAATAAACGGTCTGATTATTTTAGGTTTGTCTGCCATTAGAAAGTTACATTCATAAAGTGACTACAGAATTCATTAACACGACAATAGTGTTGGCATCTAACATCTTCACCTTTTCTAAATACAATGCTACATCCTTTACCTTCAATCATCTTTTGACTAATAAGGAATTGTACAGCTTCTTCTTTTGTAGCAAACACACGCCAAGCAGTTTTTCTATTATCTTTCATAACTGCATAGCTGTCTTCTTTACGCCATCTTTCTTTAGCTGTACACATAGGCAATTCTTTAGATTGTTCTGCGTCTTGATGTAATTTAATACGTGCCTTAACGTAGATCTCTTGTTGTTCTTCTGACCAACGACGTACAGGTATCATTACAACTTGTTTACGTGGGTAATTATCTGATTGCATAACTTTTAGTTTAGACCAATCACGCAAGATTGCCATAATAGATAATGATTTAACTTTGATTTCTTTTTTATATCTAGTCAAATCTTTTTGGTTTTTACGACATAAGAAGTCCAATACATTTAATTGGTTTTCCCATTCATCTTTACCGTTAGTTAAAGCATCAAGCGCCGCCCAAGCAGATGTAACTTTAAAATCAATTAAATTACCATCACGAGTTAGATAATCAAACTGACCACTTAAAGTCCATCCATTA